CGAGAACATATCAGGCACAGAGCTTGACCACATATTTACCCTCGCTCTGTGCGGCCAACGCCAACAAGCACAGTCAGAGGCTTTGCAACTAATCTCCCGCGTTGTCGGGCGCCCCATTTAATCAACCACCAAAGGAAAAACCATGAGACTCACAAACTTTATTCGCGACGCATTCATTCGTGCAGCAATGCACGACGTGCCAAAAAAAGATTATGAAGAGCAGGCGCAAAAGCTTGCGCGAGAATTTGTTAAGGCCAAGTTTGCAAAAGACTTTCCATCGATGGACTACGACAAAGCTGGCGAATCTGGATGGTTCGAATCAAGCAGCCTTGAAATGCCTCGCCACATAGGAAACATCTACATGAAGGTGACCACAGGTTACGGCATGATCAAGCGAGATGAGAAGACATGGGCCAAGCTTGAAGAGCTGAGTGTTAAAAAGAAAGAGCAAGACGAAAACATGTCAGCGCTTGAGTATCGACTGCGCGGCGTCGCTTATGCCTGCACAACACGCAAGCAACTCGAAGAGGCTTTGCCAGGGTTCAAGGCATACTTACCAGAGGAAGAGGCCAAGGCGGCAAAGACTCTTCCAGCGGTAGCAAACGTATTAGCAGACTTCACAAAGGCTGGCTGGCCAGCGAAAGGTAAAAAATGAAATTCATCGCCAAGGTAATCGAGTTCATCAAGGCGTCGTTCCGCATGCCCAGTGCAGAGATGATGGCGCTCACAGAGTTGGAGCAGGCCAAGCGTGAGTTGCTTCAAATGCAGACCGCCAAGGACTACTCATCTCGAATGGTCGAGTACAACCAAGACCGCATTCGCCGACTGACTGCGCACATCGCCAAGTCAACGCAAGTGCCAACACTGACGGACGTTGTATGACAGCGACGTGGGCACTTGTATTCATGCTGTGCTCGACCACTAGGTGCGAGCCGCAGTACGCCATCCCCTACAGCACTCGTGGTGAGTGCGTTAGGGCTATTCCAAAACAAGAGGGTATGGTCATCAAAGAAAAGTATGTCTGCATCCCAATTTCAAAGGACTAAAAAATGAAGATACCTCACAAGCATGCAGAAGTCATTAAGGCGTGGGCCGATGGTGCAGAGATTCAGTGGTATGACGATTCGCCACGTGAGCACCGATGGAAAGACTGCCCTATATCTTTTATCTGGGACGTGCGATTTCAGTTTCGTGTGAAGCCAGAGCCAAAGCCAGACCACGTTTACTATGGTGTGTTCGACATGGATGGGTCGATGCATCTTGAGTCTTGCTTCACAAAGATCAATGACGATGGCGATCAGATCAAGCTTACCTTTGACGGCGAGACTGGAAAACTCAAGGCTGCCGAGGTGTTGTGAATAAAAAACAACACCTGCAAAAATAATTCTTGTATGACTTCACAACTGTGATACACTGAGTTCAACGAAGCAGAAAAAGCTTCCCGCCCCCAGCGGTTCTGGGGCACTCCAGAAGGACACAAAATGCAAATCCTAGTAGAAGTCAAAAACGTTTACGGCGTTCAAACCGTATACCCAATCTGCGAACAAGCAAAGTTCTTCGCTGCATTGGCAGGAACCAAGACCCTCACCCCACAAGCACTCAAGCTGATCAAGCAAGCTGGCTACCAAGTCTGCGTTGCAACCCCAGAACTCGCAATCTAATTAGGAGCACACCATGTTCAACTTAAACGACATCGACAACATTGAATCCAACGACTGCGGCGCTGACGAATACTACGCCTCGATCCAGAACGCAATCAACAGCGGCATGTGGGGTTTGCAAGGTAGCTACGGTCGCACCATGATGGAAGCCATCAACTCTGGCTGCTGCTTGCTTGGCAAGTCTCGTGCTCGTGACTACTACGGCAACGTAATCCCAAGCCGCGACGACGTCAAGGCAGGGACCAAAGGCAGCTACGACTTCGTGGCCGACGCCATGGGTGTTGAGTACGCAGACGCAATGGCTGCACTATAATATCTGTGATACAATAACTTCACTGGCCCAGCAGATTCTGGGACACATCAGGAGATCATCATGTCAGCATTCATCGTTTCAAATACTCAGATCAACGCCATCGTTCGTGCCGCCAGTCGCATGGGCTTGTCCTACCAATACGCAGGCATGACTCGCCGCGTTGCAGGCATGGAGCAGGAGATGGCTGAGATGCTTCTCTGCGCAAACTACGACAGCGTCAACGCTCGCTACAAAGGAGACAACCTGCCACGCGAAATCATTTATCGCCTCGACGCGCCACTCTTGCCTGCTTTGTCGATCATCAAGTTGGCAATCAGCTTGGCCTACCAAAGCTGTGAGTTCGACGAGTACGACGCCAGCGAATCCAAAGCTTTTACAGATGCGTTGATTAGATGGTCAGTCAACAAGTTGCCAGGATATGACGCAGCACCATGGGCAATCGACGACGACGAGCCTGCTGGACCAGTCGGTTTGGTTGAGCAGATGAATGCTCTCAAAAAAGCTGGTCGTTTGATCGTTGTAAAAGTTGGAGATTGATCATGACAAAAATTCTTTTAGGAAAACTCAAGTCAGGCGCAGGCACCTTTGCTGATGGCGAGAACATTTGGCTCACCAAGCAAGAGTGGGCGTGTGGATGGTATTGGTCATTTGGTTACCTTGGTAACAACAAATGCCACTTTCATTTTGACAGCCTGCTGTACATCAAGGACAGCAAAGGCAGTGTCAAGTACACAGCAAGCGATCTGTTCGAGTCGACAAACATCAGCGACAAAGAGTGGTGGGTAGTGCGTGACTTGTTTGTTCAAGCTTATGCATTGCAAAAAGCTGCCGAGGTATACCGATACGGTGGACACCAATCGACAGTGGTAGACGTGACAGACGTACTCAAAGATGCAGACATGGCCAAGCGTTTGAATGCAGATTTAGAAAAGATTCTCAACGTGTTATGGGACTACGCCTGCAAGGCAATTGAAAAGAAAGAAGAGGTGACAGCATGATCAAAATCGAAATCAACAACAGCGGCGCCTCGTTCGTGGACGAGGGTCCACGCGAAGAGATCGCTCGCATCCTGCGCGAGCTGGCTATTCGAATCGAGGAGGGTCAGACCCCAACAATCGTTCGCGATCTCAACGGCAACAAGTGTGGCACGGTCACCATGGATTTGGGGGATTGACATGCGCATCGAGATGAACATTCGCCTAGACGTCCGTGGTGCTCGCAACAGCATCAGGGACTGCGAGATCAGGGCCAACCAAGCCCTAGACTTTATCGGTCGCAACATTGGGTACTACAGGGCTCGACGCTATGACCACCAAGCTGAGCGTGACGACGGCACGCTTGAGTACCAACAAAACATTTTGGTGGCGGTCGACATCGATGCCATGTCGCTCAGCTTTGCTGACGACATCAACGAGCTGTGCCGCCTACTGCAACAGGACTGCATTGCCATCAATCAACAAGGCACGACCAGCGGCTGGGTGATCGGCCCACACCCAGAACGCTACGGTAAATTTAATTTCGAAAAGTTTGTACCAGTATAAAAACTGTGATATACTTTCTTCAAGACGGCAAGTTTTTTAACCACTCCAGAAGGACACAATATGAAAACCATTCAAGACCTCGTTGCTGCACGCATTGCAGCCAAGCGTGAAGAAGACGCAGCCGTGGCTAAGCGCCGCGAGCTTGACGAGCAAATCTCCCTCCAACTCTCGACAGGTAAGGCCGAAGGCACTGAGTCGTTGAAGCTCCCCGAGCTTGGTGCAAAAGTGACTGTGACTTACAAGGTCACACGCAAGGTCGACACAGAAGCCTTGCAAACTGGTTGGGAAAACCTGTCTGCTGAACAGCAGGCAGCATTCAAGTGGAGCGCCGACGTCAGCGTCAGCGCGCTGCGTAAGTTCGAAGGCAATGACTTGGTCACGGTCTCAAAGTTCTTTGAGTCCAAGCCAGCTGCGCCATCCATCAAAGTCGAAATGATCTAAGGAAAAACAATGGACAAAAATATTGCAGCTATCTTGCGCCAAGATACAAAAACAATCGGCGTTGTATTCGGTGACGGCTTCAATCAAACGAAGGCGTACACCTATGTGAGTAGTGAGTCTGGAATTGAAGTTGGTGACACGGTCATTGTGCCAAGTGGATCTGACGACAACTACAAACTTGCAACCGTGGTGCGAGTTGACGAGGATTTGGAGATTGAACCAAACTCCAGCGTTGCATATCGTTGGATTGTTTGCAAAGTCAACTTCGATAACTACGCAAACAACCTTTCTCGAAACAAAGAGATCGAGAAAAAATTGGCTGGTGCATACCGAACCAATGCGCGTCAAGCATACGCTCAACAATTCCTTGTTGGCGCAAGCGAGGATGTTATGGCCCTCGTCAATGGTAAATAATTTTTAACAGGAGACCTTAATGGCAATCGTTCTTTCATCCACCAAGCAAGCTGCCGAAATCAGCGGCTTGAAGTTCTTGGTTCACGGTCCAGCTGGCGCAGGTAAGACTACTCTGTGCGGCACGACTGGTGAATCCACCATCATCATCAGCGCCGAGTCTGGCTTGTTGTCACTGCGTCACTTAGACATTCCAGTGATTGAGGTCAAGACGCTTGACCAACTGTACGAAGCCTATGACTTTGTGGCCAACACGCCAGAGGGTCAAGCATTCAAATGGATCTGCTTGGACTCGATCAGCGAGATCGCTGAGGTGGTGCTCAACCACGAGAAGAAGGCAGCCAAAGATCCGCGCCAAGCATACGGTGCATTGGCCGAGAAGATGACGGACCTGATCCGTGCATTCCGCGACATGCCCGCACGCAATGTGATGTTCTCTTGCAAGCAAGAGCGCGCCAAAGACGAGCAGACTGGCGCGATGCTGTACTACCCAGCCATGCCTGGCAACATGTTGAAGCAAGGCGTCGGCTACTTCTTTGATTTCGTCTTCGCCCTTCGCGTCGAGAAGGACGGCGACGGCAACCCCACACGTTGGCTGCAAACCAGCCGCGACTATAACTACGAAGCTAAAGACCGCTCAGGCAGTCTTGAGATGTTCGAGTCCCCCGACCTATCGGCAATCGCCGCGAAAGTCAAATCAACCTCAGCCAACTAATCCCTAGAAAGGACACCCAAATGGCACGCTTTAATTTCAATACAGGCAGCGTTGAGAAACGCGAAAACAACTACGAACTCCTGCCCGCAGGATGGTACATCGCTCAGGTCTCTGAGTCCGACATCGTGGCCCTCAACTCTGGTAACGGTCAAGCATTGAAGCTCACCTTCGACATCTTGTCTGACCAAGGTCGTGGCCGCAAAGTGTGGTCGCGTCTGAACATTCAGCACACCAACCCCAAGGCAGAGACCATCGCTCAGCAACAGCTGCGCGAGCTGTGTGATTCAATCGGTATCGTGCAAATGCAAGACACCGTCGAGCTGCACAACAAGCCTGTCCAAATCCGCGTGAAGATCCGCAAATCTGATGACCCACAGTATGAAGATCAAAATGAAATTGCTGGCTTTAAGCCTGTCGATGGCGCAGCTTCTGGTGGCGCAGCAGTTCCACCTGGCACCGTTCCTCGCCCATTCTCGGCAGCAGCAAACACGGCAGCCGCGCCAGCAGCGGCGGCACCCACAGGCTCAGCCCCTCCTTGGGCTAAGAAGTAATTGACGAGGTCGAAAGCGGATGCTGTGCTTGGTTCGATTCCAGCATTAGGCAACGACATGGTAGTGGCTACCACAGTGCAGCGAGTAGACCTCACCTATAACGGGCGGCAGCTACAGCAGTATTCGGATGGGCCGAATACGCCGCCCACCTTTGAAAGAAAACCATGACAGAAAATCAAGACACCTTGCCAGTACGCGTGACCATGGAAAGCATGCTGGCCAAGATCAAGAAGACTGAGTACACGGTGTTGGGTGATACCACCACCACGTTGTGCATGCTCACACTCGAGAACGGTCACACGATTCTCGGCACAAGTGCATGCGTAGACCCTGCTCAGTACAACAAGGCGACTGGTGAGAAGTACGCCTTTGAGAAAGCCATTGACCACATGTGGCCACTCGAAGGTTACCTGCTTGCAGAGAAGCGTTACCAAGCAAGTCTCAAATGAACAAGCCACCAATCATCAATATCAAGATGGTCCCCGCTGGCGTCGAGCTAGTGTTGGCTGCTTTGAACAAGATGCCTCGCGAACAAAGCGACGGCGTCTACCAAGAGATTGAGGCGCAGTACCAGTTCCAACTGATGCAAATCAAATCTCTCCAACTCTCTCAACAACCCGAAGGAAAAACAGAATGACAACTCGTATCTACTCAGTCCAATCAACCACTGGCGACGGCTTCCACCTCGTCGAAGCAAGCACCAAGAACGCGGCACTGCGCCACGTTGCCGAAGGCTTGTTCCACGTTGAAGTGGCAAACCAAAAGACACTCGTCGCAGCAATGCAAGACGGCGTGAAGATCGAAGTCGCTGGCGCTGAAGTGCCAACAACTCAGACAGCCGAGTAATCGGTGGCTCCCTTCGGGGAGCCTGCAAATTTGAGGGTCAGCCTCTGGGGGTTCTCGGGGGAGATCACTGGCCCTCAAATTTGCAACAAGACGGAGAACAGCATGGCAGCATTGCCCGAACCAAACCACACCACGGTCGCTAAGATTTACAAAGCCTACGAAGACGATGCCGATTCAGGCAATCGTCCGCATTTGGGCGCCTCCCTGATTGGTCGACCATGCGAGCGGCAACTGTGGCTGACCTTTCGATGGGTCGATGCCAAGAAGTTCAGCGGCCGCATGCTGCGCCTATTCGAGACTGGCCAAATGGCTGAGGCCCGCTTCACTGCAAACCTACGACGCATCGGCATCGAGGTCCACGACGTCACGCCAGATGGCAATCAGTGGCGCGTGCAGGCTTTGGGTAACCACTTCGGTGGCAGCATGGACGGTGCAGGTGTGGGCTTCCCAGAGGCGCCTAAGACTTGGCACGTGCTCGAGTACAAAACCCATGGCGAGAAAAGCTTTACCGAGTTGGTAAAGAAAAAAGTCCAAGGCGCAAAGCCAGAGCACTACGCACAGATGCAAATCTACATGGGCCTCACTGGCTTGGAGCGCGCGTTCTACTTGGCCGTCAACAAGAACACTGACGAGCTGTACAGCGAGCGCGTCGACTTCGACGTGAACGAGTTCGCCAAGCTGAAGGCTAGGGCTGAGCGCGTCGTGTTCTCGAACGAGCCACCACTCAAGATCAACAACGACCCGAGCTGGTTCACCTGCAAGATGTGTGACTTCCACGCCCACTGCCATGGCGAGATGGCGCCTGCCGTCAACTGTCGCACGTGCGCACACTCAACCGCTGAGCCTGATGGTGATGCACGTTGGTCTTGCGCGCACCACAAGTTTGATCTCACGCTCGAGGTCCAGCGTGAGGGCTGCACCAACCATCGCTACATCCCAATCTTGTTGGACAACTTCGCCACCATGACCGACTTCGTGGACGGTGACGTTGTATATACAACCAAGGCCACTGGTCAAACCTTTGCCAACGGTGAGCGCCTAACCTCACTCGACTCGCAAGAGATCCGTGACTTGGAAAACAAGCTGCTGCTTGGTGACGTGGCCAAGCTGAAGCTTGATTTGCAGGCACAAGGTGTGAGCGGAACGGTGGTGAAGTAATGGCGCAGATTCAATCGGTCAGTCATGACCAAGACTACATCATCAAGTCGATCATGGAGCTGTGCGACCTTGATTGCTTTGGCGCCGACATCACTTACGGTAATGGCGGGTTCTGGAAAAACCTGCCACAGCCAGCACTCAAGTTCGACTTGGACCCACAGACATTTGATACGCACCTTGCAACCAGTGTCGACCTACCACTGAAAAACAACACGCTTGGCTCAGTGATGTTTGACCCGCCGTTCTTGACGTACATCAAGCAAGGCCGTGAGCACAACTCAGTGATGGGTAAGCGCTTCAGCGGGTACTGGCGTTACGACGAACTCGAAGAGCACTACCGTGGCACGATTAAAGAAGCGCACCGCGTACTGTGGAGCAAGGGCATCTTCGTGATCAAGTGTCAAGACATCATCCGCAACCACAAGATGCACTGCACCCACATCAACGTGGTGAACTGGGCTGCTGGAATGTTTCGCTTGAAGGACTTGTTTGTTCTTGCTGCAAAGCACCGCATGCCGATACCACCAACCGCTGGTCACAAGGCCAAGGTGCAACGGCATGCACGCATTCATCACTCATATTTTTTGGTGCTTGAAAAATGCTAGTCCCACGCCCATACCAATCACGGGTGGTCGAGGATCTGTGGTCGTTCTTTCACAAGCACCCAGAGGGCAACCCGATTGTCGAAGCCTGCGTAGGTGCGGGCAAGTCGATGATGATTGCCATGATCGCGCAGCGCGCCATGACCGAGTACGCGGGCACGCGCATCTTGGTGATCGTGCCAAGCAAAGAGCTGCTCGTTCAAAACGTGGAGGAGCTGTACTCGGTGTGGCCAGAGGCGCGCGCTGGGGTTTACTCTGCGGCCGTGAAAAGCAAGCAGCTTGGCTACGACCTGACCTACGCCACGATCGGATCGATCTACAAGCAGGCCCACGTGATGGGTCGTATCGACCTCATCTTGGCAGACGAGTGCCATGGCATCAACCCCAAAGACACGGGCATGTGGCGCGGCCTCATCAATGACCTGCGCAAGTACGGCAGCCCAGCCCGCGTGGTGGGCCTGACTGGCACGCCATTCCGTGGCAACGGCGCATGGCTCACCTGCGGCGAAGACCCACTGTTCACCAACGTCTGCACTCGCGTGACCATACGTGAGCTGTTGGACCTTGGGTTCTTGTCACCGCTTACCACCATCGAGACCAAGACCCACATCGATGTGAGCGAGGCGCGCACCGTGGCGGGCGACTACAACCTCCAAGACCTGGCCAAACTCACTGACAAGGATGAGTTGGTGCAGGCAGCGGCCGACGAGATCGTGGTCATGGGTGCGCCGCGTAAGAAGTGGTTGGTCTTTGCAGTCAACGTGGCCCACGCAGAGCACGTTTGCGCGGCCTTAATTGATCGCGGAATACCAACGGCAGTGGTGACAGGAGACACGCCTTCTGCGCAGCGTGACGGGGCCATAGCGGCATATCGTCGCGGCGAGTTACGCTGCTTGGTGAACGTGTCAGTTTTGACAACTGGTTTCAACGTGCGCGACATTGACTTCTTGGTCTTGCTGCGCGCCACCAAATCGCCTGTGCTCTACGTTCAGATCTTGGGTCGTGCCTTGCGCACAGCTGACGGAAAGACCGACGCCCTGATCGCCGACTTCACCGACACCATCGCCACCCTTGGCCCAGTCGATGAGATCAAGGGGCGCGTGCCAAGCGGTGGTAAGAAGGGCGTGGCTCCCACCAAGATCTGCCCCAACTGCGGCAACCCAAGCCCAGCCAGCGCACCAGAATGCTTGGAGTGTGGCCACATCTTCCCGCCGCCAGAGCGCATCACCCATGGTACTGAGGCCAGTGCGGCGGCCGTGCTCAGCACGCAGAAGGAGACCATGTTCAAGGTCGTGCCTGTGGACCGCGTCGCCTACAAGCTGCATAAAAAAGAGGACAAGCCAGACAGCTTGCGCGTCGAGTATTACAGCGGCGTCATGCGAGTTGCCAGCGAGTGGGTGTGCCTATCCCACCAAGGCTTCCCACGTAAGAAGGCTGAGTCATGGTGGCGTCAGCGCGCAACCATCGATGCGATCCCGCCAAGCACTGGTGATGCCATTGAATGGCTCAATTACAGCGAGGCAATTCTGCGAAAGCCCACGGAGCTGACCGTGAGCAAAGAGAAGTACCCATCAATTCTTTCTTACAACTGGAGTTAAAAATGGAAGATCAAAAAGTAATTGAAAGCCTACGTAACCAATTGCGCGAGGCAACAAAGCGAGTACCAGCTCGAATAAATAGCGCATCAGTGCAGGCGGTTCGAGACTACAAAGACGCGTACAAAAAAGCCGTCAAGCTAATCGATAAGAAAGGCGCTAAAGAGACTGAGCTTCGATCAGCCTTAGTGGCAGTGCAATGAAACCAGCAGAGATACAAGTCAAGATCAATGTCGCTCGTCGTGAGATGGAGTTTTGGCAGAACTTGCTACAAAGAAAGTCGTGCAAGGACTGCGAGAATTTTCAGCAAGGTCAGTGCACACAGTTCAACGCAACCCCACCACCCGAAGTGCAGCAAGTTGGCTGCGATGAGTGGAATTGGGATTCCATACCTTTTTAACCACGGAGAAAACAAATGTCATTGACAGACACAAGACGATACCCACTCAAGTCGTGCTCTTATCCAGCATGCAATTGCTCACATTCCGAATGCAAGTTTGAGAATCAGCAGCAACTAGAGGCCGCAAAGATACAACGCGAGGGTGATCAAGAATTACCCACGCCAAACAACAAGCCAGCGATCCAAGACCTCGTCATGCAGGACATGCTCGCTCGCAAGCTGCTCGGCCAACAACGCTACGGCACGCCGCTTCAAGCACATAACGGACGTGATATGATGCAAGACCTTTACGAAGAACTCTTAGATGCATGCAACTACATTCGCGGCATGATCTACGAGCGTGACGGTAAGTAATTTTTAACCAACTGGAGAACGAAGATGCAACGCTATATCGGCACAAAGATCATCAACGCTGAGCCAATGAACCGACAGAAGTACAACGACTTCCGTGGCTGGACATTGCCAGAAGATGAGGACGGAATGGACGAGGGTTACCTTGTCGAATACCTTGACGGCGGCAAGCCCAACACAGACAAGTTCGAGGGCTACGTTAGCTGGTCACCGAAAGAGCAATTCGAAAAAGCTTATCGTCAATCAGACAACCTGTCGTTTGGTTTGGCGCTCGAGGCTTTGAAGGATGGCAAGCGCATCGCTCGCGCTGGCTGGAACGGCAAGGACATGTGGCTGTCACTGAGCTGCGGTGAGACTCGTGAAGTTTCTTCGTCTGGCTTCTGGTCACAAAACAATCGTGAGTACGCTGACTCTTTGGGCGGTGCTGCTACTGTGTTGCCATGCATCACCATGAAGGTTGCCACTGGTGAGATCTTGATGGGTTGGCTCGCATCGCAAAGCGACATGCTCGGCGAAGACTGGGTGATCCTCGAATGAGTAACGCACACGCAGTGTTCAACGTAGGTGCTGCCCTACAAATCTTGAAAGAGCAGATCGATCCAAGCAAGTGGGGCGAGACGCCTCTGCCAATCATTGCTGCGCCGCACTGGTGGTTGGAAGAGTTGCGCATTGAACTGGGTGCTGACGAGGGCATGGAGCCTGACACGATTCACAACTGCACCGTGGTTCGACGCGATGAGTTGGAAGAGCCAATGCTCGTTGATCATGACGGCAAGATGTACCCAGTCCTGCCAAAGTGGCAGCGTAAACAACAAACAGAAGGGGACTCAAATGAGCAAAGCAATAGTGACGCTTGAAGATCAAGAGGACGGCACAGTCGCCGTCGCAATAGAGTTTGGTGAAGGTGGTGGAGATCCAACTAGCGGCGCCCACAACATGGCCGTGACAATGGTCAACATCACCGCATCAGCAATGGGTCAAATGGTTAATGAACAAGGAGAGATGAACAATGGAAAATAATTTTTACCGCACAGCGGATTGGTTGACAGCCTGCGGCAAAGTGCCGTCGGTCGAAACTGCATCATTGCAAATCGGTTGCGACATCGAAGAGCAGGTCGAGTTCCTCGAGTGCTTGATGCTTGGCCATGACGGCAATCAAACGCTTTTGAATGAAGCCATTCGTGGCTTGAAGCGCGTGGCCACAGCACTGAAGACTGGCGCAGACACTGCAACAGTTGGCGAAGGTGATCGCGTGAATGCACTCGATGCATTGTGCGATCGTGAAGTGACAGGCAACGGCGTGGCCCACCTGCTTGGCTTCAACAAACCCATGGCCGACCAAGCTGTGTTGGACTCCAACGAAGCGAAGCTCGTTGACGGTGAGCCGATCATCCTCGAGGGCGGCAAGATCGGTAAGCCTGAAGGCTGGACCGCACCTGACTTGTCGGACTTCGTATGAGTGGCGACGCCAAGTTCATGCTGACGAAGTGGGGCGTTGGCCTCTACGTTGTTTTCGTCATGTTCTTTGGCGGTGTCGGTGTGTTGTGGTCCATGTTTGATTGGACCTGCGGCACATCGATTCAACCTTGGTATCACGTCCTATGTTTCATTGTCAGCTTCTGCACGATGCTGGCCTATGAGTATTGGGCAGTGCGCCTACTTGATTGGATAGCAGACAAGCTAGACATCTAAAAAAAGGGAGCCTCGGCTCCCTTTCTTATTCGTCTATCGGGTTGCCCTCGATGTCGAGACCCTCTTTCAATCGTTGGATCTTTAGCTTTTGGAAGTCGCGTTCTTTGGCTGCGTTCTCAGGTGTGATTGCACCCTTGTTCTCCAGCCTATTGACTCGCTTGACCTCAGCCTCCAAACCTTGTATCAGCTTGCGACGATCAGCTGCCTCAAACTTCTCAGACAAGTCGAGGTCGACTGGCCTGATCTTGATGCCCACCGTTTGCGCAATAGCGTACTTGGCCTGCACTGGTAGGCCGTCCTTGCCCACGCCTGTGTAGCCAAGCACTGGTTCGCCAACTTGATTTGCGATCACGTTGAGGGCGCGATCCCAATGGTAGTTGCCGACGGCCACCGCAGGGGTGAACTGTTGCCACATCCACTTGCCACGCTTAGCTGCGGCCTCGGCGCTGGTATCGTTCTTTTCAACGATCTCTTTGCCGTAGAAGGGGTCTTTGTTCCACAGCATGGCGCCGACCACGTTGAGGATGGGGCTGCTGGGGGTGAGGGGCTGCAGCAATGGAATGCCGCCAGCGTTGGAGTGAGCGTCGAGCAGGTCGCCGCCAGGGAACACTCGGCTCACGTCCAAGAACAACGGCAGGTTGGTCACGTCATCCATACCCATGCGGATCGCCTTGGGTGTGCCCAACGTGGCGCTTGCACCCTTCATCCATGGCGGCAGGTTCTTACGTTGGTCTTTCTCCAACTCGCGCGCACGCTCACGGAACTCAGGGTCCGTTACGTAACGTCGCACAACTTCCCACCAATCCTCATCCTCGCCACCACCAAGGCTTGCGGCCATGGCGTACATCATCGCGTTGACGGTGTACAGCGCAGCGGCTGGGGCAGCATAGCGCCATGGCTGCTCGAGCGCAGTTTGGGCTAGGGTTGGGACCACCTTGTAGGTGTAGCTGAAGAACGGCAGCGCATAGTCGCGCAGCTTGCGCGCACCGCTTGGCAAGTCGTCGTAGGTGAAGATGTACTTCTGCGCATAGTCAACCGCATCATCAGGGCCTAGGCCGCGCTGACGAGCCTCACGGTATATCAGGTATCGGAAGAACAAATCTTCGGCCTCGTAGGCTTTTCCTGCAGGTTTGCGCAGCCAAAACGACAGAGCATTCCACACAGCATCCACACCTTGGGCAGCCTTGGACTCACTGGCTGTGGCCAACACCTTGAGTTGCTCGGGCATGTCGTTAAGCAAGTCGGCGCGATTGAACGTGCCGCCAAACAAGCCAACGCCCTTGGCCTCCTCGATCATGGGGTGACCCTTGACCAAGTCACGGATCGTGCCGATGTACTTGTGCGCATCCCAATAGGAGATGCCAGCGAAGTGTGCCATGGTCAAGTTGGACAACACGTTGTTGGCGTGCGAGACTGGGTTGAGAACTGTCTTGCCCTCTTTCCACATGCTCAAACCCTTGAGGTAGATCTTCATCAGATCGCTCTGCATGGATGAGTCAAATGCCACGAGGTGGTCCATCACTTCGGCGGGCACCCACTTGTTGGCCAGCTTGCCATAGGTCTTAGCCTTGGTTCCTTCGACCGTACTGTTGGGCACCTGCACGTAGCCCTCTTGCTCGCGCTTGACAGCCACGGTGTTGGCCAGGTTCTCATACAGTCGACCAAGTGCGATGTCGCGTTGGCTCTTGTTGTAGCCCATCACGAAGCGGAACATGGCATCACGGATCTCGCCCATGTCGTCACGCTCATCGCGGGTGTAGTCACGCCACATGGTGATCTCGGTGTCGTTCTGCGCATCGAAGTCATCGTCGCGAACTTCCCACCCTTGGTCAATCCAATCCTGCTTGTCAGCGACAGGCACGTTCTTGAAAATGCCACGAGCCTTGAGGCTGGAGCCGCCGATACCTTGCATGGTTTTCTTGCGGCCAAGCAATCCTTTGACGGCTTTCATCCACGCCTTGGTTTCGTCCTTGAGCTTTGACTCATAGAAGCGTGGTAGGTACTTGCCGTCCCATCGACCAGCGGCGTCTTCGCTCAACATTCCCAAGCGGACAAGCTCAGCCGACTGCTCGGACATGATCGACTTCATGGATGCGGCCAACTCGAGGATGTGCTTAGGCGGCTTTGATCCGCGCTTGAGTTCGCCCTCGATCACGTCGCTGATCATTTGACGTTCTTGGTCTGACAGATCTTTCATCTTGCCAGCCACCTCGACGGTGAGGTTTTGCGCGCGCTCGATCTCCACCTTCATCTTGCGCAGTGCGCGAGATAGGTCTTGGCTGATGGGCTTGAGTTTGATTTTCTCCAACACCACGTTGGCCACATCGGACACAGCACGATACGCTTTGGCGCCAGCACCGAAACGAAAGTTGCCCAACTCGTCACGCGCCAACAGCCACCCATTGGTGGCCTTGCTCACGGTCTTTGTTGGTACTGATGCCGCACCCTTACGCTTGGCCAACATCATGTCGGCTGGGTGTTCGTAGCGCCAATCAGCAGCAGCCTCGACGAAGCCGTTGTAGTCGTTGTCCACAAACTCGTCGATGGTTTTGTAGCCAGCCGCCTCGGCGCGCTGCTGCAAGTATTCTTGTTGAGCCTTGGCATCTTCAGACAAGTCAAGCGTGCGATTGCTCATCTGAATGTCGACCTTGCCGACGATAGAGTCGACACCATTCAACACGAGGAAAGCCTTCATCTCGGCCATGCCGACGATGGTCTGCTCCCCGTCCTTGGTGTTGAACTTGTAGGTGCAGCTCATTAGGCGCCCAATTCTTGGTCAATGATGATGAGGCCGCACTTGTCGTCGCCAATCAACTCGAGGCGTGCGAGCAAATCGCCGTACTCACCAACGCTCTTGCGTTGGGTCTCGAGGAATTGGAGAAGGAATTGTTTTGTGATCGCGCACTTGCACTCGTCGTACCAAGTGGAGTAGTTCTCCATCAGCTCGACCTCAGTGTCGAACGCAACTTCAATAGCGTCCATCAAACCAGATGGTTTGTCGCGCATAGCTTCGATCATTGGGATGTTTGCAACAGAGCCACGATCGTTCATGTAGTCGGCCAGCTTCTGATAGTGAGTCAGCTCATCAGCACTCTCGCCAGCAAAGAACTTTTGCGCACCGAAGAAACCCATGCGCTGCATGTGATTCGATAGGTGCTTGTATAGGTTGGATGCGAACAGCTCCGCATGCACAGCCTTGTCCAAAATAGTTTGAGTCTCTGGCTTGAGAAAGTTACGGGTTGCCATTTTGATTCCTTACTTGCAATTGATTTTGATGAGGCCGTCTTCTTCGAGTTGGCCAACGATGTCGTAGAAGTTCTCTTCGACTTTTTTGATTTCCGCGCTGAGCGGGTTATTTTCCACCTGCTCTTGCACGCGGGTAAGCTTCAGGCCACGAGCACCACGAAGGTCCGTGAACAACTTGGTCAACGAGAGTTGTAGTTGCTCAGATCCAGCCCGTCCTTGAACGCTGCCTTGAACTCCTCGTCGAACTGCTTCGCCACCAAGTCCCGCTTGATCACTTCCTCGGGCGTCAGGATACGAGGCGGTTGTGGCTCGATATACGGCCTCCCCAATTCGTCCTTCTTGAAATTCACTTTCTGTTGCATTTTGTAACCTCTCTTTCAGTCCTGATTGTATCACAGGTGTGATGTCTCTCAGGTTTGCAATCTTTGCATTACCTTGTCCACGTGAGTTGTCGACCACGATCAACTTAAACATTGGGTTGTCACCGAACTCTTCTTGTAGTTTTCTTACAACAGAGCTTGAGCCAGCGTGACCCTTGACCAATGCGTCAATGGTAACGGTGCGACCCATGCGTTCTGCTCGGGTAAGCACGCCGTTACGCATAGCTTCAACAGGCTCTCGATAGACATAGACAATGCGCACTTTGTTGCCAGCCTTGAGCGCCGACTCCACATTACGCTTGGCCTTGTCGTAGCTGGAAAGTGTCCCGTCCAAAACGGTGTGAGCCTTGTTAAGCATGTTGCCTACCAACTCGTTGGCTGTAGACTTGCCAGCGCCGCCACCGCCAGCCATGAATGCAACGATGCCAGCGTCGTTGTTTGCAATTCGACTTTCAAACATTGCTTGCGTCAAGAAGCTAGAAGCCTCGTGCACTTCAGCCGCACGTGAGCGATCAGCACGGTACTCGGGTGACAGCTCGCGCACCATGTCGGTATCCAAGATGCGACCGCCGTCTGTGCCTTTGAGGTTCTCGTACTCGCCAATGACCTGCTCAATGTCTGCATTGATGCGCTCTTGAAGGGCGTCGCCAATGTTGGTTTCAGCACGCTTGCTGAACATGAACGTGGAGCCAGCCTTCTCAAACACTGCGTTAGCGTCATCGGCTTCTGACTTGGCCACACGGGCTGCGCCAAACTCCAACTTGAATGAAGGGGCTGCGGTGTTGAGTTGCGGGCGCACCTTGATGATGTCCATCATCTCGCGCTCGGTAGGCTTGCGCACCAAGTCGTTGCCAGATTCTTGAGTGCTTATTTTTTGAGCAACCATCTGCGGCTTGCGCTGCACCATGGTCTGCTCTGACGACTTGCCCACGGCCTTGACTGGCACATCAGAGTTGAGTACCACGGCCGTGCCTTGGGCGCGATTGATGTAGCCACGGAAGCCAGCGTCAAGAACGCCAGACTCGAACGCGTTAGGTTCAGCAGAAAGCTTCAGCGTCCCAAGAGATGGGTCATACAGATTGCTTAGGTTTGCGGTGTAGACATTGGTGCCCAAGCCAATCTCTGGTTGGGGAATGCCACCCTCCATGGGGAGGTAGAAGTAGACGCGGCGCTTGATGCGTGGGTCAACGCCAGCGCCAGACAGGCGCGCTTGCTCCGCGCCCTTGATGCCAGAACCAAAGCTGGTTCCAGACAGTACGCTTAGCCCTGCGCTTCGTCCGTAGTGGATGGCGCCTTCGACCTTGACTGCATCGCCCTGATCGCGCCCAATGCTGGATCTTCCGATAGGTTCTGGAGATCCTGCACGCTTGCTGAATTGGACGCCGCCGAGGGATTGCTTGAGCTTGGCGACTTCGGCTGGGTCGAGTCCGAGGTTTCGGATGTCGCCATCGCTGAGGCTGGCAAGCTCTTGGATGCTGTCGTAAGCTCGTCGGACCACAGGTGCTGCGTTACCAGCTCCTTGATCCCCTCGAGCCTGTCCACTGTCAGCGCCTCGACCCCGTCCTTGTTTAGCACGCGATTGATTGCGTTGTCCGTGAGCGTCCGCTGTTGGGGCGCCATTGAATCTAGCAGATCCAACGGAAACACTTGTCTCACCCTCGCGTACATATCTTTCAATTGACGTTGCTCGTTCATCATCATTACCTTTCCACTTCATGACCACCACATCTGGGTAGCCATCGGATTCTTTCCACCCACCGTCTGCCCAAAACTTTTTCAGGTCAGCTATTTGGTTGGCGTCGTAAAAGCTTTCGTCGAATGGGATTGAACCAATCGTCTCGAAGCCGAATTGGCTATACATCTCTGGCAAGAATCCATCAGGGAAGCGCTTGCTCTTGACGGCGAACGCATCCAAGATGGTCGCACCTTCTTGTATAGCTTTTGTGATGATAGCAGGAATTCCAACACCTTGCGCACCAACCTCGTTGTTGGTCACCGACACGACCTCGACCTCGTTATCCGAGACGCCGTCGATCATGTCCTTGTACCAAGGCGCGCCGCGCTTGAGGCCAAAGAAAACTTGGATGCCCTTGTCGCCACCTTGCTTGCCGAGTTGGTAGACGCTGAAGGACTTGTCCTTGATGCCAGCCTTGACTTGGTCGGGCGTGTACATGGTGAGCGCGGCAGCACCTTCGTTCGCGGCAAGTGCGTCGACGAACTCTTGCACAGACACACCGCCCTCGGCCTTGGTCTTGCCAGACACGAGCCAATTGTCGTTAGCCAAGGCGAGTGAAGCCTCGGCCTGTCGTGCAGATTTGATGGCCTTGTAGCCGCCCTCTGACACGGATGCCGCGATCTCTGGCGTGATCTCTTGCACGGGCAGCACGCGATCGAATGCGTACCATGCACCAGCCTCTTTGTTGCCAAGCGTGGGGACTTTGTTTTCGAAGTAGTCGCGGTAGATCAACTCATAGTTGATACCCTTGGCGAGCTTGCCGACCACCTTGCCACGAAGGCCAAGCGGGTAGGAGGGGTGCATCTTCGTGCCCTCTTCACCAAGCTTGATGGTGGGGTTTTGTTTGTCGACCTCGATGACCAACATGGCGTCGCCTTGACGATAGCCTGCATACTCTTGATCGATGGTCTCGCGACGGAAGCGATCGAGGTTTGGCAGACCGTGGATCTGCGCCTCTTTCTTTTCCAAGATCTTAGCCAACGCACCGCGTTGATCAAACGACAAGCCATCGATGTACTCGATGATGTTGGGTGACTCAAAGCCAACGAAATCTGGCAGTGAGTTTTTATTTGCGGGTGAGCGAACAATCTCGTCCAACGCGCGCAAGTTTTCAACGCTGATTCGCTTGTCCTTGAGGTACGCCTCAACGGTTTGAATGTACGCCTGAGAGATGGTTGCGTTTGTCAAATGGCTGTTGCCATTCATGGCGTGCACAAGGATGTAGTCGCTGTTGTTGACCACGTTCATGATCTTGGTCAGCGTTGCGCCACCACGCACAGCCCACACCACATTGCTCGCTACGTTCGCAGGCAGAGCCACAAAGTTTGGACCACCCATCATCTCGATGGGGAACTCGAGTTGGCTGCCGTCGATACCTGTGTAGCTCACGCCAGCGTCGGTCAAGTCGGCCTTGATACCCATGACTCGCTTGCCCACCAAGTCCTTGATCTCAATCGTTGGCAGCTTCACCAAGTCGCGCGAGCGCGCAGAGTACATGACGCCATCGATGACGGCCTCTTCTTTTGCGACTGGGCCAACTGTTGGTGCAGCCTTCTTAGGTTCAGCGGTGGTGTCCTTCTCGTTGATTGCCTCAGCGTAGGCTGTGGTCAACAAGTCGCGCGCCTTCTCCACGTCTTTGATGTACTTGGTGACGAAGTCATTGCCGTACTCTTTGCGTGCACCAGTGAGGATGTCATTGAGCTTGGCCAAGATCTGCTTCGCAACCTCGGCAAAATCTTTGTTGCCCATCTTCGTGCGCAACTGCTCCCAAAAGTCAGCGCGCTTTGAGATCGCCTGCACCATGAAGGCGGGGATCTCTTCGTCGAGCTTGTCTTCTGTGTAGTTGAACTCGCGAGCAAACTCGCCACGCATCTCTTCTTTGAACAAAGAGTTGAGCGCAGCATTCAGCTTGGCGCGAGTCTCTTGCGGCAGACCGTGGTGAGCCTCATGCATTACCACAAACAGCGGCGAATCTTCAGTGTCGTCGGCAACAAAAATGTTGTCACCACCAAGGCGATCGATCAAGCCATTTGGCATGGCCGATTGATTGCCTGACTCGTAGCGCATGACGGTGAGCGTCTTGCCCAACAGCTTGGCCACGGCACTGGCCACCTTGTGAGACTCGTTCATCTCAGCCTGTGGCACTGCGGAAATCTCGACGTTGTCCTTGATCAACTCTTTGCGAACTGAGCTGATGACGCGCATCGATGCGGCAGGCGCCAGCTTCAGCTCGGTAGGTTGAGCACCTTGCACATCGGGCGCAACGGCGCCTGTTGTTGGGGCGACTGCGGCTCCAATGGTAGGTGCTTGCTGTCCTTCTTGCGCTGCTTGGATGGCTTGAGTGGTTTGAGTGCCAAGGGTTGTCTCCTGTGGGGTTGCGGTTTGATAGCCAGCAAGACGGAACTTGCCAGTGGGTAATGGTTCGACCGTCCATTGGAGGTCGGGGAACATGCGTTGGCGACCAGCCAAAGCCTGCTCAGCGTCAGGCTTTGTGAGGTATCCATCGCCGCGTCGACCGTACCACTCTTGGGTCAGAGTGGTAGGCTGTTGGCCGTTGACCGCTCCAGCAGCAGCAACCTGTCCACCGCCGAGTTGAGCTGCGGTGGTAGCAGCAGCCACTCCCCCTGTTGGGCCAGTGACGCTAGATTCTGTAGCGCCCACGCCTCCGCTAAGCTCAACGCCTGCGCCTGCACCGCTAGGTACATTCGTGGTTCCAACTGCGCTTGGTACGCCGACATTGGTTGTCCCCAATCGTAGTTTGTCGAGACCGAACTGCTGCTCGATCTCTGGGTTGATTTGCACCTCTGCCAACGGCGTGACAGCAGGGGTTGCCACGGGCACGGGCACAACGACATCCACCAAGCCTGCAGCCTTTGTGGGGCTGTCGGCTGGGGTGAAGTTGGTGAGTTGGGTAACGGGGCGCTGAGGCGTAAGGAAACCGCGATCGCGGGCCATTTGCTCAGCGGTTGATACCTCGGGTGCGGCAGGCTGAATTGGCTGCTCGTTGGCCCCGCTAAGGGTTGCGGCGACCTGCGGCGTTGTCATCATGGCGCCAGTCAAGCCGCCGACAACACCAGCCTCAGCCAATCCCTTGTTGAGTTCGATGTCCTTGCCCTGCAAATACTTGTCGAGCACGTTGCCGCCAAACTGTGCGGTCGTCTCCTCGATGGCATTGGTCAAGGTGTTGGCAGTGACCTGCGTGCCAGCCTGAAGCAGTCGCTGCCCAGCCAGTGCCAAGATCGCATTCTGCTTGGGCACAGGCATGCCTTTAAACATGTCGCCCACTTTGTCGAACACGCCAAGCGGTAGCTTCTCTGTGCCGTACTCGATCGCGCCCTTCATCATGGCGATGCGCGAGTCATCACCCTGCGCAAAGCTTTGGCCAGCGGCGGTGGTGGACATGCCAAGCAACATGCCCGCACGAAGCGGCGGCACGAATGCGGCGATCAATTGTTGTGCGACCTGCGGCGAGTTTGCTGCCAACTTGGACATCAGCCATGGCGCCATCTCGTCACGGTTCCACGCACCAGCCATGGACTTCTTGCCAATGGCAGGGGTGAAGTCGCTCGCGGCCTTGGCCAAATACTCAGTGCCGAACATGTTGCCGACGCGCTGCATTGGCGTGAAGCCTGCGACTTGGAGGAACGGATCAATGACGGTCTTGTTGAAGACGTCGGCCGCCACAGTGGGGGTGTTGATGACGCCAGACAACATGCCTGCGGCGCCAGCTGCCGCACTGCCAAGCAGTGGGTTCTCTTCAGCGAATTGCTGACGACTGATCTGCCTAGCCAGCTCAGCTTCACGCTCTGGGTTGCGTGAGATCTCAGCGAATGTGGGGGTGTTCTGCGCAGCCAAGCCTTCGGCTGCTTTTTGGACTGGCAATGTGGCTGGCTCTTTGAGCATGCCACTGCGCAAGAGATCAGCCTTGGCGGCTGTCTCTTTGCTGATTGGACCAGCACCCAACGACAAGCGTTGGTTGACGTTAGCCTGCTCTTGTTGTGGCGTTGGGGCCTGAGTCTCGAGCACGCTCTTGTACTCGGGCGCCACCACATCTTTGATGCGCTGGATGATGCCGCGCTCAGGTTCTACAAGCTTTTCGGTAGGGGCATCAAGCTCACCGCTAAACTCAACGAATCCTGTGGGCTTGTCAAGCTCGCCACTAAATTCTTCAAACGCCATAAGTAACCTTTATTTACCGATGAATTTTTTTCCGTCGGGTGTTTGATAAACAGGCTTGCCGCCACTTGTTCCAATTTGAACTGCGCCTTTTGGCAGATCTGGAATTGTGGGTGCAGCTGGTGTTGCATTATCCGCTGAATCCTTTGGCTTGCGCTTGTAGCCCTGCCATTCTTTGAGCGCGGTTTGGTACTCATCGAGATAGCCTTGGGTGTCGGTGTCAACCTTGCCCTGCTTTTTCAAGCGAGCAACTGTCTCAGGCACATCCTTCAGCGGCACACCCAACTGCAGCGCCAACGCACGCTCGGCCGCCTTGGCTGTACGCTCAAGGTCAACACCAGTGATTGGCTTGTCTGCGCCAGCGTTCTTAGCCTTCGCATCCGAAGCGGCTTGACGTGCGGTGGCACCCTTCTCCATGATGTCGAGGCGACGATCCATTTGCTCGGAGCGGGTTTCCTCACGCTTCTCTTTATTCTCTTGGCTAATCAAGGTGAGCGTATCACGCTTGGCCTTTGAGTAGGCGTCAACCATGGTGGCAGAAGCACCCACCTCGCGAGCGGCTTGCTCCTCTTCGGTGGCGCGACGCAGGCGTGGGTCCATCTTGTCCTCACCGATGAGGCCAGCCTTGCGGTAGACCTCGCGGTATTGAGGGTTCTCTTTGATCATCTTGAGAACTTCCTCTTTGGTGGCCACGGGCGAATCGCCCGCCACCTTAGAGCCAGCATCAACAACGGCAGCAGCCTCGCGCTTGAGCGGGGCCTCGTCTGCACGTCGAGAGATCTCAGTCGCTTGAGCCGCGCGCTTCTCTTCTTTCTGAGTCTCGAGCTGATCAGCCAAGCGGAGTTGGCGTTGTTCACGCTGAGCCTCGCGCTCTTGCTGCATCTCGAACTCAGCCAACTTTGACATGCCGCCACCGTAGGCGGCGCCTGCGTCAGCGATACCTTTTCCGATGCCAGCAAGAATAAGTCCAGCCATGATTAGGCTCCTTGTGATTCTTCAAAAACTTTGGGGTCAATCTGACTCATGGCTTGGTCGAGCTGAGTCGTGTCCATGCCGTTCTCACCCAAGAAGCGCAGCAGCATTGTCTTGAATGCGCCAGCGATTTCAGCTGCGGTCACCTGAATGCCAGCAGCCTCGGCGATGTCACCAACTTCTGTCAACACCTTGATGGCCAACAGCATGATCAACTCGTCTGGCACTTGGCCTTCGGTCTTCTCATCGATGACAGAGGTCATCTCGTAAGCGATGTCAGCGAGGCCCTGCACGGGGTCTTGCGCAGCACGCATTTGATTGGCCACGTCTTGGGCTGCACCCTTTTGATACAGCGCCTCCATGGCTAGTTTCGTGGCAGCCAAGAACGCAGGGTTTTTCTCATCAGGCTCAGCGCCCTCTTGAGCTTCGCCCATCATTTGCTCTTCAGGCATCTGCTCGGCTGGGTTGCCAGCCATTTGTTTGTTGATCAATCCAGCCATGATGTTTTCCTTTAAGCCATGTTGCGCGACACCAAACCTTGGCGTGCGTTGTATTCGTTGAAGCGACGATTGCTCACAGCATTCGCCTCGGCGAGTGGGTCGTATGCGTATGCGCCAGATGGTGCAGAGACGCCACCAGACACTGGTTGTCTCTCGCTGAACAAGCGAGCGCCAGCGTTCTCGTTGTAGCGATCACGCGCCAATCGAGCTTGCTCCATCTCGTATGCGCGTTGATCCTCTTGCTGCTCTTGTGCGGCCTTGCCCTGCATAGCGCCGCCGATGATTGCTGTGCCAGCCTGAATCTTTGCCGCGCCCATCAAGCCCTGCCCAACGGTCATGCCAGCTGCAGGTGGTGGGGTTGTTGGTGCTGGTGCGACAGTAGGTGCGCCAGCAACTGTGGTTGGTGCACCAGTTGTGGCAGGGCTGGCGCCAGCGCCACCCAAATCAACGCCGCTCACTGGGGTTGATGTAGCGGCTGCGGCAGCTGCAGCGTCAGCACCAGCTGTTGCGCCAGCGGTGCCAGCAGTACCCCAAGCATTGCCCACGGTAGAACCAGCAGCACCGAACTCACCAGCCATGGCAGAACCCCATGCGCTAGACAAACTGCTTGCCGCACTCGATATGCCCGTGCCCATGCCACTTAGGAAGCTACCCCCTGCACCCGCCGATCCGAAGCCGCCCGCAAGGGCTGCACCTCCAAAGTAGATGACTGCGGCAGTGATCAAGATCTTGCCAAGCTTTGACTGAGCCACATCCTTAACTGCGTTGACAACGCCCTTAACGTTTGACTTGACCAAATTGACTGCGCCTTTTACCACGTTGGTAACGTTGCGCGCCACACTTGAAACTGCGCCGCCGACGGCCTTGACTACCTTACTCATGATGCACTCCTTGCATAAGTGAGCTGGGTCGACTCTCTGTCAAACCCAACCCTTTTAAAAAACTTCACCAAACGCGGGTCTGCATTTGGCTCCAATGAAATCACTGCCAACTTGATACCGCTGCGACTCTTCACCCAGCGGGCAAACTCGCGAAGCAGTGGCATGCCAGCGGCAGGCTTGCGCGTGTAGAACAACAGCACAGAGCACTGCAACTTCTCAAACCAAAAACCAGTCTGCACAAGTGCAACAACTGATGCGACGATCTCACCATCCTCATCCTCTGCAACCCACGCGAAATGAGCGGGCTGCATGCAAAGCTTTATGGCATCAGCCATGGCGGCGCGATCAATCTTCACAGGCAATGGATCTTGAGACACCGACTCCACAGCGATTTCAACAATCGCTGAGACATCATCAAGCTTTGCTTTGCGAAAGATCATGCGGGTGCCGTGATTTGCGGAATGGTTGTGCCGTAGAACTTCTCAGCCCAAGCGATTTGGCTATTGGCGTATGTCACCAAGTTTGCGATCGCACCCTTCTTGGCATCGGCAGTCATGTTGCCGTCAGCCATGATTGAGTTCACGCCAGTCATTGCAGTGTTGGCAATGTTCGCGGCAAACGTTGTGGGGATGGTCTGCTTGTTCGCATTGATCTGCAAGCCCAAGCGATCAAGCTGCGCTTGGTTGTCAATCAACTGACGCTCCGCCACGGACTTCTCGGCTTGAGTTTGAGCCTGCAAAGCTGCGGCTTGCTGCTGCGTGGCCAAGTTGGTTTGCAGCTTTGCGTTCTCACCGAACTTGTACAAGTCGTTGGTCGCGGATGTGTTGAACTGGTTGGCTTGGTTCGTGGCTTCAGTGTTGACCAATGCGCGCTGCGAGTAGGTCTGCGCATCTTGTGCGCCGATCTGTAGCGCCTTGTCCGTCATTGCCGCAACACCTGCGCCAGCATTCATTGAGCTGTTGACCAAACCACGCTGAGCCATTTGCTGCGTGGCCAAGGTGCGCGCGCGCTGCATGAGCGGGTTGTCCGTGGCCAAGATGCTGTTGACCTGACCTTGCACGGTCTCGGTCGGTGCGTTCACCTGACTGGTCGTGGCGTTGTAGGTCTGCGGCGTGACGCCTGCGGTTGGGTTTGTAGCGGTAGCGCCAGTGTCAATTTTGTTTGCAGTGGCAGCCGTGTTCACCAAGCCAGCGGTTGATGGAGCTGTCGTTGTTGTTGGCGCTTGAGCGACAGTCGATGTGGTCGAATCGATGCCTGTGCCTGTGGCCGACGCCTGCTGCGTGTCAAAAGGATTTTGTACAGTGGTAGCCATGTCGGCCTTTCAATGGGAAGTCAGCCCCACGAAGACGTGGGTAGCCGAGGTGGATTCTAGATCAATTGACGCGGTCAAGCAAATCATGCTAGGACTGGACCAGCGTCAAAAACATTCATGGCCAACGAGGTGTGGCGAATGCGGTCTTCGAGACCAATGGTCCCGCCGTTGATCTTCTTGGTGAGGGCAACCCAATTGCTGGTCTCGGCCAAGCGGTTGCAGTCGTGCGTCGCCCAAAACCAACCAGCCGTGAGGGCCGCGTGCTTTGGCGTGCGAACCAAGTCTGGGTTCATGACATAGTCAAAGCCACAGGCTTTGCCAGCGTGGTAGAAGTTGTCGTGCCCAGTTAATTGGAGCCAACCAGACCCACGGAAACGATACCCATCTCCAGACTTCTCGTCACGATTTCCCATGCGATTGGCGTACACGAAGTTGGCCAAAGCCTTCTCGTTGCGCGCGTACTTGTTGGCGATCTCCATGGTGGGGAATCGCTTTGGCCAGATCTTCATGAGGCGATCGGCTGCGTAGCTGAGGCCCTCCTCGAGCTTGGTGAAGTTGCCGCACTCGTGGCCAGCTTGCCCAAGGAACGCGGCCTGTTGGCGAGGGGTGCTGATACCCCAACGCTCGAACGTCTCATTGAAGACGGGCGCTAGATCGGGGTTGATGTGTAGGCGTTTGAGTTGTTCAGCGCTGATCATTTACTTGGCTCCTGACTGAGTTGTAGGCGTCGATGCAGGCGTTGAGTTGGAGGATGGCCCTGTCGCCGTCGGCTGCGATTTGAGCAATAAGCTCGAGAGTCTGTCTGTCAGATTCGCTTCCTGCTTGGCTATTCCCACTGGCAGGGGCGGCACCTGCATTGGCTTGTACGCAACTTGAGGAGGGGAGGCGCACCCTGCCAGCACTGATAGCGCGATCAAGAGCAGACTGTTTTTGATTGATTGCATCATTGGCGTCTTTCAATTGGGTTGAGGTTTGGTTGAGTTGCTCGCCAAGCTGTTGCTCGCGCGCGCGTGACTCTTCATTCTTGATGGCGATCTCACTTTGCATCTCAGCATCTCGCTCGCCCCAGCCCTTGCTGAAGCCAAAGCGATAGATGCCGAAGATGACCAACAAGGTCACCAACACAGTGATGGCTGTGCGCTTCATCACTGCTCCTTGGCGGCGGCCGCGCGCTCGTAGGCGATCTCTTCACGCTCTGGGTGTAGGTGATCTGGCGGCGTGGTGGGCGGTGGTGGTGCGCGCCACTCCTCGTCGAACTGTACGGGCGCTAGACCCATCCAATTCATGTCAGGCATACCAGAGGCGGGGGCAACTGCGATAGGCGATTGTGGAGGCGTTGGCGTTGGCGTGACGACGGCAGGCGCAATCTTCTCGGCTAGAGCCTTGGCGCCCTTGTTGACAGCAAACATTGCGATCAGCGTGGTCACCGAGCCAGTCATCAAAAGCATCACGTCGTTGAGCATCTTGGTGAATGCCATGTCGATGGGTGACATCGACTTCATGGGTTGCTGGTTGAACATGACGGACCAGAGCATGGAGCCGACAGTGCCGCCGAACACAGACATGAGAACGAGCACGACGAACGACCAAGCGAGTGCTTGGATCAAGAACACCAGCTCATCGACTGAGCGAATTCTGAATTCTGAAAACATTTACTTCTCCGATGATGCGGCAGACGCGGGTTGCTGAACTTGCTTTTCCAAAATGGGTGCGACCAAATAATCTGGGCAGTCTTGAGTGAACAAGCAGTCAGGTCGCTGACAACGCTTTGCGCTGAAGTTCTTTGGGTCTTGGCAGTAATAGCGGTAGCGATCCTCGCAACCCACTAGCGCCACCAAGAACATGGCCAACAAAATTAAATGCTTCACTTCAGTCTCTCCTTAACTTCCTCTTTGAGCTTGCGCAACTCGCGGGCTTCTTTCTTGATTTCATCTTTCATCCACAAGGTCTCGACGTAGGCAATGAACGACAGTGAGAACACGACGATCAACACTGCCAACACGATTAGGTGTGCCAGAAAGACGCTCGTGCTATCGCTTGGTTTTTTACCTGCCACAACAACCACCCCATAAAAATCAAACCAACAAAAGCCAAGCCAGCGTCAATCGATTTGACACGAACCTCTTCCATCAAAGCATCTCGCTCGCGTTGCATCGCTGCATCCTCGCGCGCCTGCTTCTCTCTCGCGATCCGCTGCTCCTCTTCAATCTGCTCACGCATCTCCTCGAACTGTGACCACAGTGCACCAAGCTCTGGTGGGGAGTGGTAAACCATTTGCTCCCTCAGCTCAACCTGCATGGCCAATAGCTTGTTGCGAATCATGATTCGCCTCAGCGCCATTCGCTTCAGAGATACGTCAGCGGATTGCAGTTTCTTTGCCTCTCGCTCTTGCTCCCAAAACAGAGCTTCAAGTCTGTCGAATGCGTCGAACATGTTGCCCAACTCATCACCAATCTTGAAGATCACATCATCAGGATTTGCAGCGGCCACCTTGGCAACTCGCTGCTTCTCCTCCTCGATCTTCTTGGCCTGCTCTTTGGAAACTTTTTTCCCAGCGAACTGACCATTGATCTCTTCATAGATCTGCTTGACGTTACCCGCTACACCCTTGACCTCCTTGTACAGCGCGCACCCCTCTTTAACGAGTTGGAACGCTGTAGTCGCGGCGAATAGCGCAGTCCCTATCGGCACATCACTTCACCACTACACCGATGCCGAACTTCGCGGAGATGCCAAGCACAACGAGGCCGCACAGTATGGTGAGAATCGCCCACGCGCCACGCTTAGCAATGTCAAGTTTGAGGGCTTGCCAGAACTCAGTCTGAGCCTTGGCAGACTCGATCAAAGCCTCGTGGTATTTGCGATGACCCTCGTAGTCAATTTCGCCGTCTTTGTTTTTTGGGAATGCACCAGTCATGTGGTTCATCTGCTCGAGAATCAGATCAAGCTTGTGCTCGATGCTGATCTCTGCCGATGTCTCTTTGCGATTACCTTGATCGTCAGTAAACATTTATCACCTCAAGGTTTTGGATATTTTGTTTTCACAGCTTGCACAGTTGCAAGCATCGCGGCTGCGGCTTCGCCACCCTTCCACAGAGCATCGAGCTGGTCGCCGATGGGTGGGTACTCTGCGGCGCGTTGGCGCTGGTATTCTTTACTGTCGTACTCGGCTTGTAGACGAGAAATCTCTGCATTGATCTCATCTTCTGTAGGCTGTGCATATTCAGCGTCCAACCATTCAAGCAAATCGCCACGGAGAACCCATTCAGAATTGGGGCGTAAAGAGCGAATAGCGTCTGTTTTTGCAATCATGCTGCCACCTCAAGTAACGTAATTGTTCCGCGTCTAGTTCCTGACATTACTTCGCTATTGCCGTATCTGTTACTCATAGAGTATTCACGGAAGTCAATGTTATATGTCAGCGCGGAAGTAGAGCTTGGCGAATCTAGAAACACCATTGTCTCTTTGAGACCGCCCATTTGCACAATGTACTGCACGTTATTTACTGTCCACGCACTGCTAATGGTTGCCCCGTTTCTTGCCAGCAAAAACTCTAACTGCGCGTTGCCTCCGTTTGTTCCAGACGTATATGGAAATTCAGCAATAACCAGAACTTTGCTAGATGCGCTTGACGGTGTAATGATTGCAGATAACCCAGTTGCTGTGTACGAAGACGAATTATTGACAACAGCAGTTGATGTTGTCCCTTGCACAACCTGCAACACAGCGCCAGCACCCATCATCTGGGTTGGGACTTTTGTAAGTGCCATGCTTATTCCCCTTGAGGCATAGCCGCTTTGATTTCATCCACTGCAGCAGCAGCGTCAATCGCAACTTGCATCTCAGCGTACTTCACACGCACAGCTTCACGCGCAGCTTCTGCGGCAGCAGCTTGCGATGGGATGGTAGCTTGCACATCCAAAGGCTTGAACTCTTCTGCGCGTGCAGCACGGCGCACGTCATGCGCGATGGCTTTGGCTTTGTCGATGTTTACGGTGATCATGCTGTGTACTCCCATGCGTTGCGGAACGTGCGATCAGTTGGCACATCAGCTGTGTCAATGATCTTGAATGGCTTACCAGCGGGTACGTCCTTGGCTGCAATCTCTTCGATTGTTAGGCCGCACTCTGGTGCTGGAATGATGACGGCAACGCCGCCTTCGTCTGTTGGGTAGATGATTCGTTTTGTCATGTTGGTTCCTTTTGTTGATTAGCGGAAGATGGAAACGCAATTAACAGCAACGTCAGTAGTGGCTGAATCGTTGTTAAAAATCGATGCAAGTCCGACGCTTGTTGTTGTGAAAGTGCCATTACGCGCACACAAGATATTTGAGGTGACTCCAAATGTTGCGTCGGCACCAGCTACTACGTTGTAGTTTGTATCAGGCATCGCGTTTGTTAAATTGACCGTATAAAGACCTACACCGTTGTCAGTGATCGAACTCACGTTCCCGCTACCGCGAATCGCCACAGTGCCAGTGCCATTGAAGTTCACCCACGCTCGACATTGATACGAGGGAGCGTCACCTGTTGGTACTGTAACTACAGAACCAAGGGCCGCTAAGTTTGCTGCTTTTGTCATTGTGTGTCCTTGTTAGCGGAATACTGCAACACTGATGAACGCGTAATCGGTGTCAGAGTTACCGTTCCAGTTCATCGTGTGCAAATAAATAGAACCAGTATTAACCTGAACCTGAGTCACCGCTCCATAGGAGGCTCCGTAAGCTCCGCAAACACCAGTAACTGCCGCATTAGTATCAGGTAATGATGAGGTTAAGTTTGCAATGTAATTGCCAACGCCGTTGTCCGTGATGCTAGTCACGTTAAACGAAGCACGAATCGCTACAGTGCCAGTACCGTTGAAGTTCACCCAAGCACGGCACAGCGTACCGATTTGAGTGCCAGCAACGTCAGCAAACAGAGGAGGTGTAGCTGCCGCAGCAGAGTTAATCTTCTCGATGCTTGGTGTCGTCAAAGTTAAATTGGAAGCCAAGTATGTTGAGTTCACAGCGCCAGCGACAGCAGGGATGGCGTTCAACACGCTCGACACATAGAAGCTCTCGACAGTGATGAGGTCACCAGCCGCAGCAGCGGTAGCCAGCACGACAGTCGTGCCGTTTGTCGCTGTGAAGTCGGCAGCACCTAAGCGCACGCCGTTGCGGTACACGTTGATGTAGCCCACGGTGTAGCTTGGCACAGAGAAGGTGGTCTGGCCAGCGGTGGCTGTACTGTCCGTCACGGTGCGATAGGCGGTCGTCGCCACGCCACTGGCAGGGATGCCAAGGTAGCGCACAGAGACGTTGCCTGTACCGCTTGGAGGGGCCGCAGAGAAAGTCAGCGTCGTGCCTGCCACCGCGTATGTCGATGGGTCTTGCAGCACGCCTGAGACAGCCACAAGCACTGAGCCTGTAGTCGCAGGGGCCACCGACATGGTGAACGCTGTGGTGCTGCCGTTGCCGCTGAATTGATCAGTTAGGAAGGCCACCGAGTTGATTGGGTTTCCGATGTAGCTCATGGCTTGGGGTGCTCCTGTTTGACCGCCGTGATCGCTTCACGCCAAGCATCCATGCCGCCGTGGTAGAGCAGGTCGAGCTGGTCGGCGATGCTTGGGTATGCTTGGGCGCGTTGTGCCTTGTATGCGTTGGGGTTGACCCACGCATTGACAGCAGCCATGTCGATCTCGACTTGGTTTCCTTGTGCATCCATTGCGCCAGCGGTGTCATCAACAGACACCACGCTTGGATAGAGTGCGCGAATTGCTATGTGGTTCATCCTGCAACCTCCATCAAAATAACGGTAGATGTCGTCCTCGTCGCATCGTTAGCGAGGTTGCTGTCTCGCCCATCTTGGTTTAAGTAGATAGTCACAACACCGTTAGTACCCATCGAGAATGTGTAAGTGACCGCGCTTGTAGTTGCTGGAGAGTCAAGGTACATAATTGAGCCTGGGTTTCCACGCCACGTGTAACCTGCTCCTCCTGCAATACCACCCGCGATAGCGCCAGTTGAACGTGAGCCTGCCGCATCGCCAGCGTTAATCTTGGTACCGTTTCTATACATATAGGCAGCCCAAGTTGTCTCCCCTGATGCAGAAAACTCACCAAAATTAACCAGCACAAGCACTTTACTTGACGCTGCTGTTGGCGTAATTGACGCAGAAAGACCTGTGATTGTTGATGGGCTTCCCTGACCAGCGGTGGTTGAGAAGGTGTCTGTCTTAACCGCTTGCACAACCTGCAACACTGTGCCAGCGCCAAGCGCCTTGTTTCCGATTTTGCTGATAGCCATCACTCACCTCCGATGCGCGATGCAGCGGCCACCTGCGCTTCATAGGCAGCGATGACCTCTGGCGTCCACGCGGCCTGTGCGATGGCAACAACCTGCGATGGCACACCAGTCAGGTCTTGCGCTGGCACGAGCGATGTACGGTGGAATGTCTGAGCGATTTGTTCGCCATCTTTGAAGATGCGAGTTGCCTCACGGTACAGCACAGTGCCGTTTTCGGTGACGGTGATTTGGTCGATGACTTTTGTTTCTGTGAGTGACATGGTGTGTTCCTTTAATTTGTAGTGATGTAGCTGCCTGAAACGAATAACGTGTTATATCCACCCGAACTGTTGCTCGCATCGCCTACGGTTGTTTCATTCCACGCGCCAGTGCTTCTATAAATACAAACAGCTCGTGTTCCTGCATAAAAATTCAAGCCGCGAGGTGTATTAGCGCCCGTTCCCCAACTTGTTGCCATTTCTGTAGACGCGCTAAATCTCTGACCAGTTGTCGAAACATCAACCGTGAATGGCCATCCATCAACAACAACTGAACCACTACCTCCAGTAAAGCTGTTGGTCGATAAGCAAAATTGGAAATAAACAAGTTTACCGATTTTGATGTAACGACCAGTCTGTATGTTGTAGGTAACAGTTGGGTTAGAACCCTGTGCGCCATAAGTCGGTGTCCAAGTCCCTTCCTCATAATCATCAAGCGTGTTTGCGTCAGCGCTTGGTACTTGAGTTGCAGGGAATGACACGCCATTCAATGCAAACGTCTGACCAGAGGCAACCTTGGCAGAAGTCACTGCGCCAGCAGCCAAAGCGCTTGTGCCAACGCTTCCATCAGTAGGAGAAATAACCTGCGTGATGGGGCTGGTGTAGCGCACATAGATGTTGCTGCTGCCAGATGGTGGTGCGCTGGTGAACGTGATGGTGTTGCCGTTGACGGTGTACGC